TAATCAATTTACTTCCTGCTCCTGTTAATAAAGATGTAATTTCTAAATCTGCTTTTTTAGTAGTATAGCCACCAAAAAAGGTATCATTGTAAGAGACGCCTTCATTTTCACTAACGTAAAATTTTATAGTAGGTGAAGTATCTTCTTCAAATATCCCGTAAACTGCGTCATGAGTATGGTCAGATACTGTATGGGTATGTGCTGGATGGGTATGGTCTGGTGTTGAATGTGTATGAAAAGCTAAAGCTTCAACACTGTCTGACGTTAGAATACCATAATTACCAGGTGCTACTTCCCAATAAGTTGTACCATGATGTGCAGTTGCAGTACCTACTGCAGTTCCATAAGGTCCACTTGTAGCACCACCACCACTTGGAGTAGTCTTTGAACTTGTAGTTTGTCCACCACCACTTGCAGCCCCTTTTGAATAAGCCCGATAATTAAGTATCCAAAACGATACTTTAACCGATACAATCTTAATCATTTCTTTTATGATATTAAAATGCACATACATCGGATAGGAAGCGTCAAGACTATCCTGTACATTAATAACATATGTATTTCTGAATGAAGCAAGATTACGAGAAGTTATTCCACTTTCCAATGTATCCTGATATTCTTGTTGTTGAAACTTCAAAATACTTATTTGTTTCATTAATTCGTCATACTGTTCTTGAGAAATTTCTGGCATATTACCTCCTATGCGTATTCAGGTGGTTCTAATTCAAATACTACTGCATACCCCATTATTGTAAAGTCATACTTATCTGATATATAAGGTCGTGGTTTAATAGCCCTTGCCCGTTGACCGCCCCCGCCTAACCTAATACGATACCATTTTGTAGTATTAGCGGTCATAGTCAAATCCTTGTATATTTCACTGTTATCATCCAGCGTGTAATAAAATCTCAAAGCTGTCCCTGTCGTAGTCTTTATCTTGATATAGATGTCATACCATTGTTTATATCTTTCAGGTATTCCTAAATCAAGTGGCTCAATATCATCATAAGCTGTAATAGCCGAGCCATCATCATCAAGACCATTTAATACTTTATAAACCCTGCCTATAGTGTTACTTCCACCATATAATTGCAGTCCATCTGTCCCTCTATTCCATAAACTAAAACAGCTAAAAGCAAAATCATATACGCCATAAGATTTGTTCTTCAGGTCAATCCAAATAGTCTCCGAAGGGACGGTCGAAGCCCCCTTCGGATAACAAAGCATATATTTATCATCAAAATAGGTTGCACAAGACAAATGCCTGTAAGTGTCGTTAATGTTAGCTTTTATATATTCGTTTATCGCTTTACTAAATATTCCCGAAGTAGTCCCATCAAAATAATTTATGCCATTAAAGCCGAGATAAACTATTAAATTATCACAATTTACATAAGACCGTATAGCTACGCAGCCTTCAGTCGAATAACTATTCTTAAACTCAAAATTATCCTCATCAGTCCCTACTAATCGTTCGATACTATCCTCTGTAGCCACAGGTAAAGCGGTTAACTGTTCAAGCAAGCCAGTTATTTTCTGGCTGTTGCCTGTTCGTATTCTCCACAAAGCGGGGAAATATTCCACATCACTTGTGTGTGAAGGATAAAGATAATCATTATAAGCGAGATATAACTTGTTTCTTCTTTTAGCGATTAAATGTGATGTAGCTTCTGGTGCTGTATGGTCGGTTGCCGCTTCACTACCTAATGCGTCATCTGCAATAGTTGAGGTATAAGTAGTAGTCGTATTATCTGCCACTTCTCCGTCATAGTAATAAATTGCACCGTTGACGGAAGTACGGTAAATTCTTCTTTTTGTAACTTTAGCGTCACTTGAATTAACGATAGTCAAGACAATACTATCATTTGCCACACAGGTTATAGCGTCACTGACAGGTGAAAGATTACTTTCATAACCATCTTCGTCTACATAGGTATAGGCAAACTTATAATCGCCTGCACCCAAAGACCCGCCTGACCCCTGTGCTACTCCTGTAGGTTTAGCAGCAGGTGGAGTAATTCCTACAGTCCTAACATTAGTTAAATCATATTTAAAGACCCCGTTAGCACCATTAAGAAAATAACAGTGATTAAAGAAATCACAAAAGTAGGTATCTTTATCGGCAGTCAGACCTGACTTAATAGAAGCGGCAACGTGGTCGCCAGTATCGGGTAATTTGTATATATCGGTATTCCAACTACATAAAAATTCTTTAGAGCTTGTTGATTGTTTATAAAACCTGTGTAAACCTGTTATCTTATGTCCACTACCGATACTTGTAACATTATATTTACTATATCCTTTTCTTTTTACAAGTTGTCCATAGGAGTTAACTTTAAGATTGTGTAGACCTCCTGGTTTCCTCGGTAAGTCTTTTAATTTTATTTGTGATGGACTGAGTCCATCCAGTGCCTTGAATATTTGTTTCGCCATTTTAACTCACTTTATAATTAAATTTATATTGATAACAAGATACTGGGCATTTGCCTATGTATTGAAGAAACTCTTTTGTTGAATAAACAGAAATATAAATCACATTATTACCCCATCTTTTTGCCTTAAATCCTAATTTGATTAATTCATTTACTAACCACTTAACGTGAAAAGCAAGAAAACCATAAGTGTATAATATGATAGAATCTTTTCCTTTCTTTTTATGAATTAAACTACCATCTCCAATATAATGTTGTCGTAATGTTTCTGGAGTTAGTTTGATATTTCTCGGAATTATCTTTTTGCCATTCGGATACCATTGTTTATGAATAGATAATAATTCTATATATGAAAGAGAAGCATATTGATAATCATAACAATCCATATTTTTATGATATCTTTTGTATATTTTCCCTGATTGTTTTATCCCAAAAGATTTAAGAGTATTTGATATATATCGAATATATTCTTCATATTTAGAACTATATGTAAATTTTGCTGAATAATTAGATAAAGAACGTAAATGTCCATCTCCTAATAATTCTCCATTTATCCATTCAATCGCCCTCTTAGACAAAATGCAATGATTAGCTTGCCTTGAATGGTTAGCTTTACTATGAGAACGAATAGGAATATGTAATTTGTATAGCCAATTTCTTATGTGTGATTGGCTTACTCCACACAATTTTCCAATTTGTTTTTGGGTTAATTTTTCTTCTAAATACTTTTTCTCCAACCATTCTTTGTTCTGATATAATTTCAATAGATTACTCCTTTAGTCAATAGGACTATAAGTACTGCCATAATTAGTGCTATACGGATGTCTTTTTCTCACATAAGCAGGAATTATTCTCATTCCCTGATTCTTAGTTGCCCTCTCTATACCGTAATATTTAACTGTATCACCTGCGGAAGGTTTGGGATAGAAGCCCAGCATATCACCCCGCTTATAAAAAGAGGTAGGCGTGCCTGTATCATCACGCCAGGTAGTTCCGCCATATTCATCAAGTGCTTTTAATGAGATAGGTATTAAAGGTTTATCATTATATAAAACTCCACCTTCATCTAAAGCTACAAAATCAGAATAAAATCTAATCTCTCTGTCGTTCTTAATATCATCAGCGATCAAAGTATGGGAATAAAACTTTGATAGGCATTTGGTCTCAGCAGTAAAAATATCATGTCCTTCGTTAAGATAGTCCTCTATCTCTGAAGTTAACCAAAATCCTTCTGTCGTTTCGTTGATTAAACTTCTAACACTTGCTACTAATTCAGCTAAATTCGCTAACATACAATCACCTTATTAACTTCTTTTTGCTCTAATTTAGCAAGGATAAGTAAGGCAACATCATTTATCTCTCTCTTAATCTCTGCCTTATCCTTATCTAATCTTGCAAATATATCATCACGATATATTGGTATACGAGTCGGCATAATTAACCCCCTTTCGTAATTTGTTAATCTTCACTATAGTAAATAATATAATCCCCTTCTACTGCTGATAAAGAAGCATATATCCCCGAAGCACAATGTATACCATTCCCAGGGAACATTAAGTAATAGTAGGGTTAGCAACATCTGTAGTAGATGAAACTGGTCTTAATACAGCTACTTCAGTATTGGCTGCGGTTACGCTATCATATATGGTTAATGTAGGGAATTTTAAAGTATCTCCTGTAAAAGATACACCTATTAAATGGCAAGAGCCCGTAAATATGAGGGCAGATTCCGCCTTTAATCCACTTGATTTAATATTCATTGAAAATCACTTCCTTTTTACTCAATTATTAATTTCCCTAATTTATAAAGCAAATCAGGCTTTATTTTGGTATCTCCAAACTGTTCAAGTTTAATCGGCTTAAATGGTATCTCAATTTCCTTCTGGCTTAACTTGTCATATTCTTTGGCAAACTTAAGCAGGTTAGGTTTGGTCACATCATACTCATTTAACTGTTTACCTTTTTTATCCTTTTTGAACAGTGGTTTGCCATTCTTATCTTTCTTGGCATACTTAACGGCTAACTGTATTCTAACCTTCTCATGTGCTTTAATTTCCTTTACAATCACGTCCATAAACCGTTTAAACCAGTAAGCAGTCTTGACAGGTAATTCCATTGTCATAACTTCATTTAGCCCTAATTGCATACCCCTGATTTCATTTAAGGTAATCTTCATATTCCCCTCCTTTTATTTACTATCTTCTTTAACTTTTATCTCTGGACAT